CGTTTTTCTCAGCATACCCAGCCTTTATTGCGGCATCAGATGCATTCCCGCCATTTTTTATATATTCATCTGCAAACGTTTTCTGTTTAGGCGTCAAGTCCATCTAATCACCTCTATCTATTTCCATTCTTGGCACGCCTCCCATATTTCTTTTAAGCACATGGCCGCATCATAATGGGATGCAGTTCGTAATATTTCATAATCACAATCTTTCCATTCACCACGTTTTGTTGGTCTAAACACTGGTGTTGATATGATACTGTAATTAATCGTTCCTGCTCATGGCTGTAGAATTGCGATGTTCCGATTTTTATGATTAATCCGGTGGATAATATAGCTTTTTGAAGTTTTCTTGTAACTGCTTTTAAGTTCGCCATGTCATCACCTCAATTCAAAAAAAATCCCCAGTATAGCAGTTATATATAAATATAATACCACACTGGGGAGATTTAGCTCTCTACCACTTTTATAAATTTTTAAGTTTTTTAAAGTCTACCAATCAGTTTGGCTAAATGATAATATTCCGCCATGACCTTGCGTTTGTATCCGTAGAAGTCATTTTCTGTCGCAGGAACCGTCCTGATCTTCTCCATTGTCCGATAGCCGATGCTGTTCACGATACTGTCATAGATTTGTGATTCAATTCCGGGCGCATATTTGATAGATACCTGCAACAAATTGTATTTGTCGCTCTCGTTAAGATTCCGTAAGTGGCTTTGCAGTATAGGTATATCATCCGGCGGCACTCCGTAGTCAATCAATGTTGCCTTTCTCAGTTTCATTTATTTCACCTTCTTCATTCAAGCTCCAGTCACATGGTATGCCTTGAAAACATTCTGGACAGTATTCGTAGAATCCGCAGCCTTTGCAATCCGCTGGCTGTCCAGTACAATATTGCTGTAGTACGTGGTATGCTGATATAGCAAGGTTTGGCGTTATGTCTGGTGTAGGTTTGTTATTCATTTCTTCATCTCCTCCAGTTTCTTTACCGTTTTCCTGTAATCTCTGTTTGCAGACCGAAACATCATCAGAAGTATTTCAGATACAGGCCTCGCTCTGTTGGCTCGTTTGGCTTTCTTGGCACATATAAGTTCGTTTCCTTCTGGGACATATATTCCTACATAATGTGGAATTTCAAGGGATACCGCAGCGCATACATCTGTCGGCATAACCAGGTAGTTATAATCACCAATAAAATTCAACCCATGACCAGAACGAAAATCTTCAGCTGATGATTTAACCTCATAACAATAGCAGTCACCTTTTTCTATCCCGGACACACTATTGTTCACTGGAACAAATTTCATATAGTCCACTCTAACTGCATAGTTTGTAGAATAATCAAACGTCACCTCTTTTGCCCAGTAGATACGAGGATCGTTGTTCGGATTGATTTTCTTTTCAATCATGGTTGATAATTCTGCCGTAATCTCAGGCCTTGTCATTCTTCATCTCCTCCAACTTCTTCTCAGCTTCTTCACGGGTGAGAAATAATGATTCACCGATTTTATCTATATCCGACAACTCAAATACGCACTTGTCGATTGTACATGGTGTCTTATTTGGAATACCTAAGATGTAATATACTTCTGTTCCAACCTTACACGGCAATCTCACAAGCAATCCCTGTTCTTCTAAGTCTTCATAAACAGCAAGTTTCGTAAGAATTTTATCCGCAAACGGTTTTAATAATCCATCCGTAATTTCTTCTTTTGCAACTCCTGTACCATCAACATTTCTTTCTCTTTCTGTTAATCTCTCCATCTACTTCACCTCTTATCGCTTGCTTTTTATCGCTCATTTTCATCGCTTGTTTTTGTAATTTCTCTCAAGCAGGCATTCCAACCGTCGGCAAATAAGTTTTTCTGCACTTCGTAATTGCTCACGGGTGCAGTTGTACTTTTCTTCTCTGGTAACAGCTTCAATGGACACCAATCAGGTCTTGATTTGCTTTCGTAATCATAATGTTCTTCTGTTATCAGAATTTCAACGCAGTCTAAACAGTCAGCTAATTCACACAAACCCTCATATTCAAGTTCGCCGCAGTATGAAGTTCCGAACGGGCAATCATAGCAATTCTCTGGTGTATCTATTACTAATACTGATTTACTCATCTGATTCCTCCTGTAGCAATTCTGGATTGTCGAAAATGTTTCCAACTGGCATAGTGTCTACCATGTCAATCCAATACCCTAAATCTTTTCTAAGACATTTGTCATCCGACCAATCTACATAGAATCCGACATGTTCCGCTTTCTGAGAATCAAAACAATTTTGATAGCATCCATATTTGATTGGAGCATAGATTTCTCCGAAATGATATTTGATAATATCATTTTCCCAAATTTTCTGCCCGTTCTTGTCGGTCAGACCTGTGAACTGGCAGAGGGTTTCTGAGCTAACTTTAAACCATCTAATTACAGGAGGGCAAAAAATCTCAAACATACTGGATGTATCAATGCCGATAAATGTTTCACCTCTGCATTCCGTGTAATATCCTTCTATCCATTCACCGTTATCAATCCGCTTTGCCTTGAAAAGAATTTCTCTCATATCACACCTCTTTCGGTTTTTCACACCGCTCAAACTCAATCACCCAGACCCACGGGTTCGCATCCCAGCCGTAACTGTCAAGATTAGATTTCTTGATGGTGGAATCCCATACATCAGGAAAACCAAGTGCTGTTGATGTATAATCGAAACATCCCTCTGCTTCTGCATCATCGTCTGTCATATCCTGTAACCGCTCCACTCTTACGTTCGTAACATTCAACCAGATTCTCGCTGCTTTTTTCGGCATGTGGATGGATGGGTGCCATATATGGCTATCATTTTTAAATCCGCTTTCCGCTATCTTATCTGCTCTAAAAACATACTGTTTATCTGAATTTAAGGAAATCGGATGTCCCCATGTTTCCCGAACATACAGGATGTCACCCGGCTGATACGGCAATTTGAAAAATCCTTCGCCGTATCCATCGGCATACACCCCTCTGCAAGATATATATCCTTTAGGAGTAAATGCTGTATATCCCCACATCGCATCATCCGGAATGCCATCTTTAACAATCCTTCTGGTACAGGTCTTGCGTCCATCCAGAATTGCTCTCACCATCTCGGTATTAAATAAAATAGGCTTAATTGCCATTTACTCCACCACCTTTCACGATCTTGATTGCATAATCTATAGCTCTGTTCCATTCTAGGTCTTCATCATTTGAAACAACACGAAATCTGTTCATAAGTGATTCCACAACCTTGTCTATGTCAAAAGCTGTGTACTGTTTGTTAACACAATCAATAAACTCTTTTTGGTCGGAACTAATACTATTTCCAATTTCCCAGATTTTAATATATTCAATTAAATCGTCTGCATCAATCAGTCTGCTCATCTACTTCACCCTCTTTCTCATTGAAATCCAAGTCAACTCTAATCACATCCGTTTCTATCGCTGAAAGGCAGCTTACTTTCAAGTTATAAAATGGTTTCAACAGCTTTGAACCGGTATTGAATGTATCGTAATCTTCCCAGCTTCTACCCGGATGGCATATCTGAATTTTATTGTCGCTTTCGGGATCGCCGCCAATTGCTGCTATCAAATCAATTAATTTCATTTATTCATCCTCCCACACTCCCAACAACCGCATTCTCTCATACAGTATAGCAACGGTCTTGCGTCTGTATCCGTAGAAGTCCTTCGGATTCATCGGGATATATCTTTCTTTGCTGATTTTCCTGTAACTTTTCCGGTGCAAGATATTCTCAATAACCATATCCGCTATCACCGTGTTCTTCGGGCAAGCTGACAAGGCAGCACCGGAAAGCAGGTATCCGTACTCTGCCGGGAAGTCTTTCAGCATCGTATTCAGTTTTTCTATGTCCTCTGCTGGAATACCGTAGTCTTTCAGCTTTTTGTTCCTTGTCAACATACCATTCTCCTTTCTATTTGTCTGAGTGGTGTTTATCGTACATGATCGCTACGCATACAAGACCGACCACTCCGACTATGATTCCAAGGGCGAATCCTAATAAGAATGTAATCATGTCTCTTCCTCCTTTTCGAAAATTGGTACTTCCATCTTTAGTCCTCCTCAAAATAAAATCTCACTGGCTCATCAGAATATTTTATGATTCCAAATCTGACCCCGACTTGAAATGGAACGCTATCTCTCTTTAATCTTTTAGGAATCTGATATACGTATTCTCTGAACTGCTCTAAATCAAGAGCGGCTTTGTAATGATTACAGCTTCTACATGCTGGAAGCATATTCGAAATGTCATCGTTCCCTCCTACTCTTAGTGGTTTTATATGGTCTACTTGCATATCTTTATAGTCAAGTACACATCCGCAATATGCACAATGTCCATTGCATTTCTTATACGCTTGCTCTCTCGTAGATTTTGAAATTCTTTTCCTTTTCATCTCATTTGTCATGCTTTCACCTCACTATCCTCTGGCATCTGAAAGACCACTGATTCTCTTATTAATTCCGTATAATCTTTTAGCACTTTAATTCCAGCAGCTACGCTTTCAGGAGTATCATAACTTCCCGTGTACGTCGCACCAGCTAATCCTGTACTGATGATTTTTGATGCTTCGAATTTCATATAGGCTTCCTGAATCATATCCAGTACTTTCATGGCTTTTGCATTGGTGGAATATTCTCCGAGCAAACAACGCCATCCCATATCTCTTCTTACACTTATTACTCCACCCGAAACTTCGATATCGGGTAAAAATTCAAATGCAGCTAAAACTTCCTTGTTCTGACTTCTGATTAACATTTTGTGTCCTCCTTATTTCGTGTAACTGGCAATCCTAATTCTTTTTGCTTCTCTGCAATTCTTAGCGGAATGTATAATTTATGATATTCTCTTCTGCAAATATCACAGTTTCCATAGCTATGCCCCCAACACCAATTACAAAATTTATTGAACTGTTCTTTCAATGCTTCTGAAGATGATGTATTTGCGTATCCTTCCCATATTACTTCCGACATAAAGCTCATTTTCATTCTCGCTTTCTCATATAATTCAGAATATTTTTCCCATGTTTCTGGCAGTTTGGTACAATCTGGCTCATAAGGTTGTGGATATACTGTATATCCACACTTCGTACATTTGATTTGTGGCGGAAAGTCCCTACTCCATTCCATGTTTCCACCACATTTTCTGCAACGGATATATCTCTCTACTTTCTTTGGCTTCGTTTTGAAAAACGAAGTGTAATTATTATTTTTCATTGCCATCCTCACTTTCCACATGTAAGCAACTGGCACGCTATTATGCAGTCCTCCATGATTGATTTATCCAAATACTACCTGTCCGTTATTCTGTATATAAATCATCGGTGCAGCTTTACGCTCCATATCTCTCAATCAGCTCCTTATAATCATCACAAATCTGAATGTGATGCTTCTTTTCCAAATCATCAACCATTTCAGACAATGATGTTTTTCCAGAATTGATATCATTGATGTAGTTATTAATTCTTTTTACGGACTTCATGTAACGTTTCCATCCCCATCCATGTAATTCGTGCATTACATAGAACAAAATCACAAAATTCAGCACGTCAGACCAGTTCTTTCCATCCTCGAACCCATCATCAAAGGCTTTTAACTCCATCTCTTTTAACTCTTTCTGGCAGTTCTGGATAGACTGTGCGAACATATGAGATTGTTTATTTGTATATGGAATGAATGCTTTCTTTTTCTGCTTGATTTTTAGGCTTCCCATCCAACAACCCTCCTTATGTTTTCTGTTAAAGCATCAAACTGTTTTAACATCTTCCGACATCCGTTTCTAGTCACCTGCATATCTTCGGCGGAGTCATCTATCCAATATTTACCATCAATCAGATAACTGTTATCCAAGAATGTACGGAATCTGCATTTTGTAAGTCCGAATTTATTCATGATTTCTCTTTGCGTCAAGGACTCTATAAATTCACCGTCTGCTGCAACAATGTCATAAAGTTTCATTTTATCTCCTTGCCTATCTTTCTTGTTCCGTACCCAACCGGAGTATATGCTCTGTCGGTACTGGGGTGGTTCGTCTTGAGCAAACCATCATCAACCAGATTATTGATATGCTTCCAGACCGTAGCTCTCCCGGCATCCACCCTTTCAGAAATCTCTGTAATCGACGGTGCATATCCAACCAGTTTAATATAACTGACGATATACATATATATTTCTTTTCTGAGAGCCTGTCCCTGTTCGTATCTATTCTTTGTGTTGTACGGCATTTTGATTCTCCTTTTCCAATTCTTTTGCCTTATTAAACATCTTGGAAAGATAATTCGAATAAGCAACAAGCATGTGATCTACAAATCCATTTTTGTTATATTTTTCAGATACAACATGGATCTGTTCAACTACCTGCTGCCAGTATTCATCTTTTGCCTCAATTCCGGCAGTCTGGAGGACCAGTGCCGGAAAGTCAATCTGTAAAAACTTTATGGTGTTCGGTATCTGCTCATGCGTCACTCTCATACTTACGCACCTTCTTCTACCTCAAAACTCTGTTCAAGAAGTCGCTCGTTATCCTTGCTAAACGCCTTTATATAGCTCTGTTTTATCGGTCTGATAAAATGTATGCCGTTAGCTGATTTAGCCCGGGAAACAGCCACATAGAACTGTCCAGGATCCCAACAGCAAGGGTCAATGTTGATTTTTTCAAATGTCTGTCCCTGTGATTTATGAATGCTGATTGCCCAGGCAAGTTTTACCGGGAACTGAGAGAAAGAGCCTACTTTCTTACGGACAATCTTCTCTTTCACGATCTTCCGACCATCCTTTTCTTGTTCGGATTCCTCAATAACCTGTTTCTCAATGTCTTTATTGTATCTATATAAGCTAACTGTTTTGCCCTTATCAGTTTTGATAACCAGATAAGATTCTTCAAATTCTCCGTTTTCCACAATTTTCTGAATGATGCCAATCGTTCCATTAACGTAGTTTCCAGACAAATCATTGACTGTAATCATCACTTTTGCACCGATGTTAAGAATTAAGTCCTCTCTGGCAAATGCAATGTTCTTAATATCGGCAGATGTTAGCTCGCCGTCAACTGCTGCATGAAACACTTTTTCGGTCTTTTTATCCAACTTGCCAAGGAAAGTATTGTTAATTCTGTCAGCTTCTGCATTAGTGCCAACCAAGAACGGCGCTTCCGGTATAACTTTGTCTGATTCGTTGTTCTCCAGATATGCAATGGATTTTCTAATATTGTTGCCATATTTAATATCATTCAGCACATACTTAAATCCCTCATCATTCTGCCTGCATACCTCATCAAGTTTGATATATTCAAATCCCATTTCTTTCCAGTATTCAGACATGAAAGCATATCCATGTTCATACTTTCCACCCTTTCCATAATCAGATCCATACATCCGACAGAGAATTTTTCGATCGTCTGTCGTAATAACTGGCGGAAGCTGGTAGAAATCACCTATCACGATTAACTGAATGTCTTCTTTGTCCTCTCCGATCAGAAGTCTGTCAACTGCTCTCTCTTCATTCTCCGTGATGATCGTCTTTGCAATCATATTGAACAAATCGAACCGGCACATGCTGATTTCATCAATGATAAGAACATCTGCTTCTTTCAGAAGTTCAGCTCTGGATTTCACCTTTTTCTTATAGTCCTCAAATTTAATTGAAATATTCAATGCTCGGTGTACGGTAGTTGCCCCATATCCGATATTATCCGCTGCAATTCCAGTAGTGGCGGATACCAGAATATTTTTACCAGCTTTTTCCGCCTCATCGATGAACGTTTGGATAACCGTTGTCTTGCCTGTTCCTGCGTCACCTGTCAGAAAAACATTACTGCCAGACAGCATTGTATCTAATGCATATCTTTGCTTTTTATTGAGATCGTCTTTTTTCATTTTGTAACCACTCCTTGTAATAATTATGTTAACTGAATATTTTTGCAATATTCAGTTAATTTTGTTATAATAAATCTAATTGCATATACTTTTTAATTTTGTAACCCGTGTGTAACCGGCTTTTTTAATCCACTGGTTACGCCACAAACCCTTATTTTATGTGGGCTTCAGAGGTGTGTAACCGTGTAACCAATGTAACCAAGGTTTTTATATAGGAGAATCACTAGAGTATATGTTTTTTATACACTCTCAAACTTTCTCCTATAGGATGTTTTTTTTCGTGTTACAACGGTTACATGGTTACAAATTACGAAAACGGAACATTTGTTTCGGCATCAGCTGGCAGAAAACCAGTTTCAATAACCTCATTTTCTTGCTCGTTTTCAAGACTTTTTATATCAACAATCTTTACCGCAATAAGCCTCATTACACTTCCACCGTCTCTTTTTAGTACCGTATCTCTTTTTCCTGTGTGCTTGATTAACTCTCGATTAATCGCCCAGGCCGAAAAGGCTTTTCTGGAGAATCCATTGTTCTTCAAAAGGTTTTCAAGAGGTTTCGGATAAAAATATACATATACATCTCCATATTCATCTGGCGTTTCCTTGAATCCCCACTGATCACAGCTAAATTGCGCATCAAAGTGCTGTCCGTACACTGAGAGACTTTCAAGAATGAATTCATAGCATCTCTGACCTTCTGATACATCTTTCTTGCGTGTAGGTATGTCTACAACGTCCTCGACCGTCAGCTCACGTCCATCCTTAAATATGAAATCTGTAGCTAATTTGTCAGCCAGCAGAAGTGTAGATATTGCCATTACCTGCTTTGCTGGAAAGTCATATCCGTCAAAACCTTTCTCAATTTCGGCTTTCATTTCTTTCAGATCATCCGATGTGAACTGTTTGAGATTTCCAACGAACACTCTTCCAGCAAAGCCGTAGTTCTTCACGACAATGCCGTTAATCTCTGCTGGATTCTCGTAAATATCCTCACAACATTCAATTTCAATAATTCTGTTGATAGCTCCGCCGGAATCTGCAAATTCCGAAATAGGGTTCTCACCGTTGCAAATAGTCACATTACTCCATGTATTTTCCTTAGCTGCTCCGAGGTCCTTATTTGAACGTGCTTTTCCTTTGCCAGAACAGAGATTGTAAATCAATGTTTCGTAGTTATCCCGGATATACTGAGAAGCATTCTTCGAGTCGTCCAGAATCATCGGAAAGTTATTGAGCATATCTGCCCTTGTCTCCAATGATGTATCTGTTGAACGAAAATTCCCAACGTAGGCTCCCGGTGCCGGATTCCCCCAAACCGATGCCGCTATATTGATTGTTACCGTCTTTCCGCCTCCTGTCTGCCCATAGAAATCTACGATGAACGGTAGCGCATCAAGCGGCTGTATAAGAACACTCGCAAAAGATGCTGCCAGTGCTATTCGCAGTTCCAATCGTCCGCATGATCGTAGCTGCTTAGCCAGAGTCACCCACTTGAAGTAGTCTCCACTTTCCTGTATACTTTGGAATAGCGTTTTAAAGCGGTATTCACCGTCAAAAACGATTGAAAGGTCGTAAGGGACAAATGTATTACCATGCCACCCCAGTTTGCTTGTAGAGTGCTGTATGTCGATCATATCGGCATTGTACATTTCAACATCCGCCAGATACTTTACGAGAAGCCTTGCATTCTCTGAGTTGACCTGCACCCCGAACCTTGCAAGATTAGTTATTGCCCTGGAAGTCACAATGTCAATTTTTGGAACAGTTATTTCTGTCCAATATCCATCCCTTTTAAAAGCCACCGTGATCTGTTCCTCTCCTGTCTCGATGTTTTTTAGACGACGTATCGGCATGATCGGGTGGTGACATACAAGTTCTCTTGCCTTAGATGTTTCAGAGGAAAATATTCCGTTCTCTGTAGCTATCCAGCTACCACAAGCCATGTTAGGATATTCCTTATCAACAGAATCAGGATAAAAGTTTGTGATGTTTTCAACTAACTGCATAGAACGATTTACTTTTTCTTCTTTTTCCTTTTCCTGTTCTGCTTTCTGGAATTCCTTTATGAACTCTTCTGCTATATGCTTCGCTTTCACACTTTTTGCCCGGTCCATCAGCTTAAACTTGATTTCTGAGCGGTCAATTTTACTTTTTACTGAAAAAAGCTCTTCATACAACTGCTTTTCCATAAAGTCTTGTGCCTGTAAGTTTTCAATATTTTCAAGAATTTTTCTCACCTCCTGACTTAGCTGATAACATTTCGTATCTGCTTTTTTCTTTCTCAAGATTAAACTGGCACATATACCACTCTTCTGAATCAGGAGGGAACGTTTTTAGTGCTGTTTCGTACATAAGTATGTTCTTTTCTACCTGCTCAATCTCATTAGGATCCTGAACAGGGTTGTGTTTTTTTGATTTAATATCTCGCATTTCATGTCTGATCTGGTTGCGGCTTTTACCTTTTTTTGATATATAAGTGCCACCCAGCTCAATAAACGCCGTACTAAAAGGGACGGATTCGTATTGCATCACAAAATCAAACACATCACCGCCAGTTCCACAGCCGAAACAGTAAAAGGAATCATCGTAGATTTTGCAGGACGCTGACTTTTCCTTGTGAAAAGGGCAACATATAAATCCTGCTCTATTCGGCCTTAGCCCGTACCTGGAGAGAATTTCTGGCATTTTTACTGACTGTTTGATTTCTCCCTTAGTCATGACATCAGCTCCACGATCCGCCGCCCAGTTTCTTCTTTCGTGCAGAATTCAAATCGGACTCCGTATCTATCTCTGATTGTGCAGAGAGATTTATACAACTGGCAGCCATCAACAGCCTTGTCAGAGATTACAGTCTTTACTTTTTTGCCGTTTATCGTCCTCCAGATAACTTTGTGTTTCCTTGGGTTCTCCCAAAAATACACATCGCCAACTGATTTAATATCTGGTCCATGCTCACATAGGATAATCAGCTGAATACCGGCTTCACGTGCCCTGATAAGTTCTGCCTTGAATCTTTCATGTTGTTGACAGACATTTCCACAAAGCTCTTGTAAATCCTTCTTACGGTCAATACAGAGCTTTGCGTTGTCAAGCGACTGATAATCTCCACAATATAACTTTGATCTGAAATACTGTACTCCAATGTCATCAAACTGTTTTTGAATCCGTTCCCATTCCTTTTTGTGTTCTCTTGTGTCCGCTTGTATAACCATTAAAAACACATCCTTTTAATTGAACGGAAGGACATCATCTGCCACGCTGTCTGGAATACTCATGAAGTCCGTACCTGACGGATTTGCTCCCATGATAGCTTCTTCTTTCAGATGATCGTCATAGGCTTTTGTGGTACGCTCTTCTGGGATATCTGCATCCTTAATTCCCTCAATACTTCGGAACCATGCAAGCTTGTGACGTTTTACTTCTTTGTTGTCGTACCAGTCTTTCTCCAGACGGAAGATGCCGCCGATCAACTTGCCTTTAAACTGCTGCCCGAAGTTATCACCCCACTTAACAGCAAATCCCGGATTTGACTTTTCTACACATGTGATAAATGTTTTAAGGTTACGGACACCATAATCTACACTCTCGTCAATAATCATATAGTTAGTACCGGCATTCGGATATTTCTTGTCTGGACGGATATCGTTTTCGAACTGCTTCATAAAGTACCCCGCCTGTTCGTCTCCTTCTGCAAAATCAAACAAGATAATGAGCATATCAAGTCCGCCTTGGGATTCTTTCTCTGATACCTGCTTAATTACCATCTTATGGCCACCGAGCTTAATTGGTTCAAATTCTCCTGCTGCCTGTGTAGTATCGTAATTATTTGGTTTCTGCATTATCTGTTCCTCCTAATTCATAATAATCCCTGATAACCTTGTCAACTTCTGCAAGGTCGTTATCAATAGTCAAACTGTCAAACATTCCAATCGGGGATTTACTTACCGCTCCCTGACTGGACTGAGTGACAAATAAGTGTTTTCCACTCTCTTCAATGCAGCGAAGAACGATAGTAAACATGCCCTCGATGCAAACTTTTTCGTCCAGAAGCTTACCAATTGTCTTAGGCTTTACTTCCCCGGAATCGTCTTTTTCTTCATGCATCATAAGGTAAACAATTTTATTCTGCGGTACTTTTGTTACAATGAACTGGATAAGATTCCAGAAATAGTCTCCAATATCATTGTACAGAGCGAACACTGCATTGCCTTTTCCAGCAGAAGCGTGTCCCTTCATAAAATGATTCGTGATAAGATACCCTGCATCATCAATTACGATAGACTCTGCTTTTGATGCGATCAGGCACTTCATTACCTGCTGGTAATCATCTGTAAACCATCCGTCAATCTTTCCTTTAAACGGAAGCGGTTTATTCAATACTCTAATAAGATTCCAGTGTTCATTCTGGCAGTTCCTAAGACTGGTACTCTTGCCAGAACCAGATTTTCCAATAATTAATACGGGTGTTGCCATTGCTATTCCTCCTTGTCATAAACCACATGTTTACTGCCCTCGATAATCAGCAAACTCGCAATATCTTTCATTGATAAGGTTGATTCGTTATAGATTTCAACCAGTGCGTTGTATGCGTCTGCTGATACTTTCACAACTGGGTTGTTCTTATCAGTTACAGGCTGTTTCTTCCTTGCCGGAATACGGATTTCAAATTCACTCATAGCGTCCTCCTACTTAATCTGAATATTTTGAGAAGTTTTCAGTGAAATTCCCGGAAATTCTTTTCCAGCTTTCAATGCCGCTTTCAATCCGATTTTGTCAGGTATAGGCTCTGCATATTTAAGAAATTCCTCAGGAACAGTTGCCCCCACTGAAATATC